TTGTGTTAGGCGGTAACATGCGCTTAAAAGCTTGTAAAGAAGCTGGTTTAAAAGAAGTTCCTGTAATACAAGCCAGTGAATTAACTGCGGAGCAACAGCGAGAATTTATAGTTAAAGATAACGTTGGTTTTGGAGAGTGGGATTGGGATATATTGGCGAATGAATGGGATAGTACAGATTTAGATAATTGGGGTTTAGATTCTTGGCAAAATATAGACGATATTGAAACAAGCAATGAGTTTAGCTTACCTAGTGGAGACAAAGAACCATTTCAACAAATGACTTTTACTTTGGCAGATGAACAAGCAGAGCAAATTAAAAACGCAATAGCAGATGTAAAACTAACTGATGAATTTAAATATTGTGAAACTATGGGAAATGAAAATAGTAATGGAAACGCACTTTATTTAATTATTATGCAATGGGCAGAGCAAAAGAAATAATAGTCAAAGTAATACCAAGTAAAGTTGCAAACGAGTTTGTAAAGAAAAATCACTACTCTGGAAAAGTAGTTCCTAATAGCTCTTTACATTTTGGCTGTTTTTTAGATAATAAACTACATGGTGTTATGCAGTACGGACCAAGTATAAACAAAAAAGGAACAATAAACTTAGTTGAGGGTACAGGTTGGAATGAGTTTATAGAGTTAAACAGAATGGCTTTTGATGATTATTTACCCAAATATTCAGAAAGTAGGTGTATTGCAATTAGTATAAAATTAATTAAAAAAAATGCGCCTCAAATAAAATGGATAATAAGTTTTGCAGATGGAACGCAATGTGGAGATGGTACTATTTATAGAGCAAGTGGTTTTAAATTAGTTGGTGTTGCTAAAAATGCTGGAATATGCAAATTAAATAATGAAGTTGTACATATAAAAAGAACTTACGATTTAGGTTTGACAAGTAGTTTTTTGAAAAAAAGTGATATTCCTAAATTAGAAAAACAAGGATACAAAGTTGAAATGTTAAACGGTTATCAATTGAAATACATTTATTTAATAGATAAAAGTATGACTATAACTAAAGAGATATTGCCCTTTAGCGAAATAGACAAACAAGGTGCTGGAATGTATAAAGGCAAAAAAATGACAATAGCAGAAAGAAAATAATATATGCGCATATAGCTTAAATAAAAAGCACTTTGCAATCCAGCAAGGGGATGGAGTTTACAACTACCTATGCGCTCAAATAATTAATTATGGCAAATGATGAAAATATAAAACCCTTTGAATTTAAAAAAGGACAAAGCGGAAATCCAGCTGGAAGACCTAAAGGAAGCAAGAACAGAAGCACGATTGCAAAGAAGTGGTTAGAAACCCCAGAGAAGTTTAAAAACCCTATTACAGGAGAAATCGAAGAACTTACACAAGAAGACATAGGAACACTTGCATTAATTAAAAAGATGCGACAAGGTGACGTTAGGGCTTACGATTCTTTAATGGATTCAGCACATGGTAAAGCAATACAAACAAATGATGTCAATGTCAACAGAGACGGCCCTTTATTTATGGAATGATAGCTAAAAGAACAAAAGCGTTTTATAAATTAAAAGAATTACAATCAAGAACTAGAATTGTAAAAGGGGGAACATCTGCTGGGAAAACATTTGGAATACTTTGTTTACTTATTCACTATGCTGGAACTAATGAAAACAAAGAAATAAGTATTGTTAGCGAATCAATACCTCATCTACGTAGAGGAGCATTAAAAGACTTCATTGCTATTTTAAAAGGTTTAGAAAGATTTCGTGTAAGTTCATTTAATAAAAGCACATTAAAATATAATTTTGACACAGGTTCATATATAGAGTTCTTTTCAACGGACCAACCTGATAAACTAAGAGGAGCAAGAAGAACAGACCTTTATATCAATGAGTGTAACAATGTTCCATTTGATGCTTACCAACAGCTAGCAATAAGAACCTCAGGAAACATTTGGCTGGACTACAATCCAACATCCTTGTTTTGGGTAGACAAAGAATTAATAGGACAACCAGATACAGATTTTATTACACTTACTTACAAAGACAATGAATCACTGCCTGAATCAATAGTTAAAGAAATTGAAAAGGCAAAAGACAAAGCAAAGACATCTGCCTATTGGAAAAACTGGTGGAGGGTTTACGGTTTAGGAGAAGTAGGACAATTAGAAGGTGCTTGCATTCCTGACTGGAAAGAAATAAAAGAAGTACCTAATGAAGCAAAGCTAGTAGGAGCAGGACTTGATTTTGGTTACACAGTAGATAGCACAAGCATTGTTAATCTATATAAGTACAATGATACTTACATATTTGATGAGGTGCTTTATAGAACAGGAATGTTAAACAGAGATATATCCAACTTCATTAAAAACAATAATATCAACTGCAACATATATGCAGATTCAGCAGAACCTAAATCAATTGCAGAAATAAGACTTAGCGGAATAAATGTCTTTCCTGTTGCTAAAGGTCGTGACTCTATTGTGTATGGTATTAACCTCATCAATCAGAACAAAGTATTTGTAACACATAGAAGCAAGAACTTAAAAAAGGAATTAGAAGGTTATGTATGGATGAAAGATAAACAAGGCAACACATTACAGAAACCAAATCCATTAACAGGAGACCATGCTATTGATGCAGCTAGATATGTCATGATGATGGTTTTAGAAAACCCTAACAGAGGAAAATATTATTTATACTAAAACGTGTATATCAATTTAACTATTAAAACGGATTAATAATAATGAAGCTCGAAATAACTATACCTGAAAAGCTAAATGAAATAACACTTGGACAATACCAACAGTGGCTAAAGGTAGCAGAAGGAAAAGAGATAACCCCATTCTTACAGCAAAAGATGATTGAAATATTTTGCAATGTAACTTTAAAGCAAGTGCTAATGATTAAAGCAAGTGATGTAGATACTATCACTAACGACATAGCAAAAGTATTTGAAGAAAAACCTAAGCTAGTAACAATGTTTAAGTTAAATGAAATGGAATTTGGATTTATTCCTAAGCTAGATGAAATGACCTTTGGAGAATATGTTGACTTAGATTCTTATTTGCCTAATTGGGACACTATGCATAAAGCAATGAATGTATTATTTAGGCCTGTTACATACAAGAAGAAAGAAAAGTATTTAGTAAGTGATTATGAAGGCTCAGGCAAATACGATTTAAGGAACATGACTTTAGATGTTGTTTTTGGCTCAGTGGTTTTTTTTTGGAATTTAAGAAACGAATTACAGAAACATATACTGAACTATTTGGCGAATCAGAAGGAAGTAACCATCTCTCAAAGACTCAAGGATTTGCTCAAAAATGGGGATGGTATCAATCAATCTATGGACTGGCCAATGGAGACATTAGAAAATTAGATGAGGTTGTTAAGCTAAGATTACATCAATGCTTACAGCACTTATCATTTGAAAAAGACAAATACGAACTAGAAGCACACATGATAAAAGCTAACAGTAAGAAATGACAAGGCAAGAAATATTAGAAGAAATAATGGATAGGGATTTATTCCAAAAGGATGAATACATAATTCTTGCTGATGGGTTTGAAGATGCTTTTCTTGGTGTTACTGCAACCAAACCAATTAAGGTTGTTTACGACTATTGGAAGTGTTTGGACTTAATAATAAAAAGAGATAACGCAGGATTTGATGAAGCCATGGATTGGCTGGAAGAATTTATAGAAGAAGAACTAGGGCAGCATGCACCACTATATATAAAACAAATACAATGAAAAGTTTTTACAACATAATAGATAAGATTAAAACAGTGGTCAATGCAGAACCATTTAATAGCACAGTAACATTTGGAGATATATCTGATATTGATTTAAAGAAACAAAGCATTTTTCCACTTGCTCATATAATGGTAAACAATGCTACTATCAATGACAATTACATCACTTTTAATGTTACTCTATTTGTGATGGATTTAGTAGAAGTTTCAAAAGAAGCTGATACAAGTTTATTCTTAGGCAATGACAATACACAAGATGTATTAAATACACAAATAGCTTTAGGCACTAGAGTGATTAGAGTATTACAGAAAGCAGATTTATACAGAGATGAGTTTGAACTTATTAATCCAGCCAACTGTGAACCGTTTGAAGAAAGATTTGATAATGCACTTGCTGGCTGGGCGATTACATTTGATATAGGAGCTAAAACAGAAATGACTTATTGTTAATGGGAGAATTTAATCAAGTATTAGAAAAATATGCTAAGTATGTTATTCAGCAGTCAAGAAGTAATTTGACTAAAAGAAGAAGCAATGCTACTAAAAGACTATACAACAGTTTAGGATATTTTATTCAGGGAACTAGAGTAACATTTGAAAGTTTAGAGTATGGTAAGTTCTTAGATAAAGGTGTAAGGGGTAAAAATAGTTATTACGCAGATTCAGCAACGGCTTCTTCTCCTTACAAGTATGGAAACAAAATGCCACCTCCTCAAGCTTTTGATAAGTGGATAATAAAAAAAGGAATAGCGCCAAGAACTAAAAGTGGAAAATTTAAAAAAAGAAGCATTAGCTCAGTTGGTTTTAAAAAGTCGTTATCCTTTTTGATAGCCAAAAGCATACAAAGCAAAGGAATAAGAGCAACAATGTTTTTTACTAAACCATTTGAAGCTGGCATTGATAAATACAGTGATGAAATGATTGAAGCAATATTTAACGACAATATAAAATTATGAGTACA